GTTCTATTATCAACAAACTCTGCATCTACAGTAAATCCTGTAGTAAGAACTTGAGTAGAGCTATTACCAGTATATGTTACAGGCGCAAACACCTTAGTAGCATCTGTAGGCACTTTCATTGGTCTACGGATTGCCATGTAAATGTAGGTGGCAGAAGCGTTTAATTGACTATTTACGGCAGAAAAACCTGTTGCGTTTGGACTTAAATATGCTGACGCACCAGTTGCCTCTGCATTTGCTAAATTAGGAAACAAAATTGCACGAGATGTTAAATTAAATGCTCTCATGCTATCTTCAATGTACCAATTTTGAGCATTTGTTGTATCTTTTACCATTACCCATTGAGGTTCATACCCAAGGTTTACAGTTGCATTACCGCTACCATCAGTAGTAAAACTACCACAGCTAATTGCGTTATCTGTTCCTGCTGTGCCAAATCCACCAGCGTTAGAAGCGAATAGGTAGGCTACATAAGTACCACCATTAGAATTTGCGTTAGTAGCCCCAAGTGAAAATTGTGTAGAAGTTGGACTAGTAGAATTCCAAATGGTTGAATCTACGGCTGCTAGGTTTGTTGTTTGCAAGGCAAGATATTGACCATTACCTAAACTAGTATGATATACAAACCAAAAATTAGAGCTATCTGTGCGTTTTGTAATAATCATTCCTGGAACTGAGCCAAGGTTATGACTAATGTTTTGTACCGAACCATTACCAGTATAAGTAACTATATCAAAAAACTTAGGCTGTTTGGCAAATGACCAAGAAGCAAAATTATTACCATTTGTATTCCATCCACCGGAGTTAATAACGCTAAATCCTGTAGAAGAATAATCTAAATAAGATGAGCCACTTGCGGCATTAGTTAAATTTGTAAATAAAGTGGAGTATGTTCCTCTTACGGTATCTCCAACCACATTGTTTTGTGTTGATGTTCTATTTTTACACCAAACCATACCACCTTTGCCAGCCAAATCTATATTATTGGTAATAGTTTGATTAGAACCTGTGCCTGTATACAAATAGGTACTAAATACATCTTCAATGTAATTTTTAGCCCCAGCAGGCTGACTTCCTGTCTTAGTAGCAGCACTAAACATTAATAGTTCAATCCAAAAGAATTACCGTAAGTATTTGTGCCATCTTGGAAGAAAGTAAAGATGTCATATTTACCGCTTGCGGATGATGCTGTAGGTGCTGTACCACCAGGCCATTTAATCGTAGAGCCACCAGCCCATGTCAATGTATAAGCACCTGAGTAAGTAACAATAATTACAAAAGACTTACCAGCTACTGAGCTAGGCAATGTAATTGTGCCGTTAGCATTAAGGCTAAGTTCTTGTACTGTGCCGTTAGCTAGACTAACAGTAAAGCTAGAGCCAGCAGAAGGAGCGTAAAGCGTTTCTGTGTAGTTTGTAACTACAGGGGTATTGAGTGCTGGAGCAGTTGCTAAAGCTAATACTGTGCCTGTTCCGCTAGTGGTATAACTTGTTCCCCATGCGCTACCTGTAGAATTACCAATGCCAGCGCCAGGATAAGTCATTGGAGCAGTATTAGTTACTGTAATAGAACCGCTAGAAGTAATAGGGCCACCACTTACAGATATACCTGTGCTTGCAGTTAAATTGACTGAAGTTACTGTACCTGACCCTTTAGAGTTAAAAGTAGTCCAATCGGTGCTTGTCAAATAACCGTTTACGCTTCCTGTAGCGGCTGGCATAGCAATGTTAGGTGTTGCGCCACCACTTGATGTTATTGGGCTAGTAGCTGAAACGCTAGTTACTGTTCCATTGCCCTTATTATTAAAAGTGTTCCAATCTGTACTTGTAAGGTAACCACTTACAGAAGTTGTGGCGGCTGGCATACTAATAACAGGAGTTGTACCACCACTTGATACTACTGGCGATGTTCCTGTAACTGAAGTAACTGTGCCTGTAGTAGGCGTAGTCCATGTAGGTGCGCTTGTGCCTTGTGAGGTTAATACTTGACCAGCAGTTCCTACTGCACTCAAGGCTAAAGCAGAAGCTGTTGAATAAGGAACAGAACCAGCAGAAGCAGTTAAATTGGCGCTTGTACCACCATTGGCTAAAGCAACTTGACCAGAAATAATAGATGCTGGAACATTTAATGGGGTTGTTTGTTTTACATATATTTTGCCAACAGAGCTATCAACATAAGACACTACACCGACTTGTACAGTTATTCCTGTTGGGGGAATAGTGTTTTGTAATTGACCAGCAGAATAAGGGCTTAAATAAAGCACTTGACCTACTGTAAATGAACCAGTATTTACACCATCAATACCGCCTTGTGCAGTTACATAACCAATAGAACCATTAGTAATAGCGCCATTTGTAAGGCCAATAACAGAAGAAGTTGCTGCCACATCAGCTTTAGCCAATGCAATATTAGGGTATGTTTGACCGCTAGAAGTGCTGGTTATATATACAGGAGCGCCATTAGCAATGGTTGAGCCTGTGTTATTAATAACTTTTATTTGTATATCTTGACCAATATGAACAATAGAACTAGAAGAATCATTGTAATAAGCTAATGCGTGTGAAACGCTGTCATACCATGAACGACCTTCTGCATAACTTGGAGCAGCAATTCCAGCATAATCTTCATAACTATTGCCACCATAAGAAGCTTTGCCGTTGGCATCTAGATTTACAGATTTGCCAGCAGGATAGTCACCAAACACATACAAAGTGCCTGTAAAGCTAACTAATGAGCCAGCATTACTAGATGAAAGCACAGTATCACGGCTAAGTGTTCCTGCGCCTACAGTACCAAGTCCTACTTCCCATTGTGTGCCACCAGCATTGTAAATAGTGTAATAAGTAGTATTTCCGTTACCTACTGCGGATGAGAATGTCTGAAACTGGGTAACAGCGCCAGCAAGCGTAAGTGTTCCTGTGCCTGTCGTGGTGCTTGTTTCTTGCACCCTATCTTTAAGAATTAGCGCCATGATTTGCCTTAACTGTTAGCTCGGATAATTGTTCCTGCTGTGATACTGACTGTCTGACCTGATGCAATAGTTGTAGTATTAAGATTCATATCAGCACCTGAAGTGCCTACAGAACCATCCATTACTACTGTTGTGCCATCGGATTTAACAATTCGAAAGAATGTTGCTGTGCTTGATGCAACGGCTGTGCCATTAGTAACTGAACCTAGCGTAATCGTACCGTTAGAATCTGTACCAAAGCTACCAGCAATCGTAAGACTAACTAATAATGTTTGAGTAGAGATAGCAGTATTGGCATTAGCTGGCTGTGTACCGTCATATAAACGAATAATTGAACCAGAACCAGCATAGGTAATTAATCCTGTTTGCTGTGCATCTCTAGTGCCATTTGAGTATTTTAAGTTTGATGCCATTATCTAACTCCTACAATTTTGCCGTTTTCATCACGAATGACGGTCTTAGGTTGATTTAGTCTATCGTGGATAGCGGCAATCATTTGCGCTAACTGTTGATTTTGTTGCTGTAAATTTTGAACTACTGGTTCTAACGGATGCTGTGTCATATCGTATCCCATTGTATCTTGTAACAATTTAGCGGTTTCTACATTACGAATGTAGGCTTCTGAACCATCGTCTAAACCAGCGCTAATTCTTGCGGTTTCAATTTTAGTCGCATTATCAAGGTAAGCCAAGAGGATGTCTTTATTGTTATCCATCTCAGATTTTTTAGAATTGCGTTCTTCTTCAAGCTTGAATTTAAGCTGGTTCTCTTGTGCTTGATATTCTTGCTTGGCTTTTTCAAGTTCATTCTCAGCTTGGAATTTTTGTATATCCAATTGATTCTGTTGCTGGGCTTTAGCCTGGTCTGCTTGAATCTGCATTTGTAGCTTTTGAATTTCAGGAGGTGGCGGTTTAGGCTGTCCTTTAGATTGCTGTGCAGCTTCACGAATTTGGTCAGCCGTTTCATCAATAATGCCTTCAAGCTGTTTCCCTGCTCTAAATGCGGTAACGCTAAATTTAAGCATTTCCATAAGCATTGGAGCTAATTCAGGGCTATTGGCTGCGGCTGGTAAAGCGGTTTGCATAAAGCCACCGACTGCTTGCAAGAAAGCCATGCGATTCTGTTTCTCAGTTTCCTCATCTTGGAAAATCATTGAATCAGAGGTGACTTCTATACGGAAATTGGCTGATGCCTCATTTCTGAGCAACTCCATCGCTTGTGGAATAAGCTGTTGGTCTTGTGGGCTAAGTTGCTGTGAACCTGAAATCTTTAAAATCGTGTCATCGGTAAAATGCTGACAAATGATTTGAGCTTTGATTTGCAGTAATTTTGTAGCAAAATCAACGACATTGTGTTGCATAGTCTTTAAACGACCAGCAGCATTGTTGCTCTTAATAATCTGAGCGCCTAATGTTTCGTTAGGGTCTGTCTGTCCACGCTGAATATCAGCAATACCCATAATTTCGTAGATTTGACCTTTAACTTGTTCCATTGCTTGATAAGCTTGTTGCAAAGCTTGAGCAAATGGAGCAATGTCTACTAAGTCAATAGCGCCACGCATACCTTGTTTTTCAGCAAAGGCAGCCCAGTTTTTAACTGGAATCATTATGTTGTTTTCGCCTTCGGAGAATAAGCGCTGTAGTTCAGAGGCCGATGCGTCATATACGCCACGAACACGCAATGCGTTAATGAGTTCTTCAATGCGGTTTGATAAAGTATCTAATTGACGAGCCTGGTCTTGATACATTGTGTAATCAGGTATTGGCTCTAAGCTCTCATTAGTTAATGTAGAAAACAAAGGCTTTGGACAAGGCCAAAATCCCTCTAATTCCAATGGGTCATCACGCTCATCTAAAATCTTGCCTAATGACTTAGAAATCCACAATACTTTGCCTGTTTCTTTATCCCAAATCTCATAAATCATTGCTTGAGATTGATAATCTAAGAAGTTTTCAGTCTTTTTGAGGTCATCAGGGCGAGTGTCTAATGGAATTGCATAACCCATTTCTTCACCAAAACGCTCAATTAAAGCATCACGATTAAGAAACACTCTACGCCAGACTGCTGTTACTTCTTCCCAAGTTCTTGCAACGGTGTGACCAAAATCTCTCCAATGCACATAATCAACAGGAGCGCACTCGTATTCAATTCGTTCAGGATTTTCAATGCTTTCTGCTGACTCTGACTCTGACTCATCAGTATCTTCTGTAATTTCGTATCCATCGTCAGGCTCTCCCTCGGCTTTTTTGCCTTCAATATGCGGTTCATAGCGTACCCATGCAGTACCACGACCACCTAACAGACGGTCTAATACGGCTTGAGACATTGTAGATTTGTAATCTGAGTAATGCTCTAACTCAAACTCTAAAGCTCGTTCTAAAAGCATAGATGCAACACGACCAATAGGGTCGTTGTCTCTAAATCTACGGCTTACATCAGGGCGTGGGAGTCTAGCAAAGATAGCTGGTTGAATAGTCTGAACATTAGACCAAAGGATATTAAAACGAGAATTAGGGTTTGATTGATAACGACTGTCATCTTTGTATTTCTTGATGATGCGGTCAGTTCGAGCTTCCCATTTTTTAAAGGTACGCTCATAATTAGTAATACATTTATACCACTTCTCGTAGGTATGCTCCATCAAATTCTCCCTGATGAACTTTGTGGCTTAATTTTCCACATTTCGTTCAGCGTTACATCTGTCTGTCCTACAAACAAGCCCTTGATAGACTCATCTTTAGGTAATCCTTTTTCTTCTTCACGCCAGGCTATTGAAAGCATACGAAACGCATCAGCACCATGAGAAGTCCAATCGTGTCTAGGTTTATCCCTAAATACCTTCTTGTCCTCATCGTATTCACGCTGATACTGCCGCAAACATTCGATACCATCTTCGCACTTAGAATCGAACCAACTACGCATTAATGCAAGCCTACTTGCTTGTATTCCATCTTGAAGCGATAAACTTGGCACAATTCTCATTGTTTCTAATGGAATTTTAACACTTAATTGTTCAATTATGCTTTTACCGCCAGAAGCTAAAGTTTTGGCTTTGGCATCGTGAGGTAGCCAATGTGTTCTATAAACATAATTACCCTCTCGTTCTTTTGATTGAATCAATCCTGTATAAAAAGCAATAGGCTGTCCATTGGATGAATGATAGTCAAGCACATGGATTTCGCCATGAACGACTTGAAACCACCAAATGCTTGTATCGTCTGAGTAACCTAAGTCCCAAGCTGTAAATACAGGAAATAATGGGTCATGCTCTACATTGGTTATGCGCCCAGAATCGGTAAGCTGACGCATTTCTTTACCGTAATAAGCACCTAGAATTGCAGATTCAAAGTCACATTCAAACTCTTGTAAGTATTGGTCTTGAGTCATTGATTTAGCGGCATCGGCCAACTCTGCGGCTGGCAATAAGCCAGTTTGACTAGCTCTTAAAGTCTTGGCATACCAATCACTTGATTTAAGCGCATTGCTATAAACATCCCAAAAGGCATTGTGACCCTTTGGAGTGCCAATAAATACTGCCCAACCCAACCTGTCAGCCAATAAAGGGCGAATAATCTCACCCCAAATACGAGGTCGCATATCTGCATATTCATCTAAAACAATACCATCCAAATACAAACCTCTAAGGCTATCAGCATTATCAGCCCCAAATAATCGAATTCTTGCGCCATTTATTAGTTCCACCCATAGTTCTGATTGATTAGCTTTAGCCATTACAGGCTTACTAAATCTTAATAGATAGTCCCAGGCGATATTCTTAGCTTGGCTGTAATATGGTGCAACATAAGCGTAGCGACCATCTTCTTTGCCCTCAATTAGGGCTTTATAGATTAATTCATTGATGCAAGATACAGTCTTGCCACATCTACGGTGGGCCACAATAACAGCCCAACGCTCTTTACGCTCATGGAAGTCCCAAAATACATCTCTTGGGCAGTAATCTAGTTCAACATCAATTACTTCTTCCAAGACACCACCATTCGTTGAGGTGCTTTTTCATCGCCTACTAGCTCAGTACGAGCCAATTTAGGCACAGCGTATTCAACCATGTTATTAACTATCTCACAGGCTTTAGCTGGGTTAGGCTGAACAATCCACTTTCCAGCTTGGTCATCAAAGATGCCTTCTGCGGTGCTTGTAAGCCACGATTGTAAATAAGGTAGGTTAGCATCAAGAAGCTGTTTAATAGCCTCTCTAGCCTCTTGAGTGGCTTTATTAGGCACTCCAGGCTTACGACCACCTGTCTTTTTTCTAGTTTGTTCTACTTTATTGTCCATATAAACGCAAGGGATTGATTTATAAGGTTTTTATTCTACTACAAATTTCTATGCAATATCGGGGTCGTGTATTTTGTTCATTGCTTCATGCAATAGACGCTTACGCTTTATTCTTGCGTTTTCTTTAGCGTTCAATGTTTCACCTTTACCGCCTACTGCTAATTCAGGTGGGTTTTCTTTTCTACGCTTTGCTTGTTGTTTTTCTAGCGTAGACTCTACATGAGGTCTAAGCATAGCGTTCTCTGGTGGATAACTTCTTGTCATGTGTTTCATTTCATATCTTTCATAGCATCTTCAATGTGTTTTCTGCGTGGCTTGGCAGTCTTAGCAGACTCTTTAAATGCTTCTGCTGTTGGTGCGCCTTTAGCGCCAGGTTTACGCATCTTTTCGCCTGAGCCATGAGCTATACGCTCTTGCTTTGCGTGGATATTGGCGTACAAACCAGGTTTCATTTTGACTCAATGTACTTAGCGTAGTGTTCTTCTAACTTGGCCTTGCGTTTGCCTTTAGCGTGTGCTCGTTCTTCGCTCAATGCGATTGCCAATGCTTGTTTTTTAGGCTTTCCTGCGGCTACCTCAGTTTTATAGTTTTTGCCTACGCTTTGTGCAGAGCCTGATTTGTCCATTGGCATGATGTATTCCTTACTTGAGGTATTTAAGTTTGTAAATAGTAGAGTCAATTAACTGTTGAATTTCAGCAACAATATTAACCAATTCTTGTTTTTGCGGCAAATCTGCGTTGGCATCTGTTACAAAATTCTTCAATGATTCCAAGTACTTAAGCGCATCTTTTGGCTGGTGATAGACACTTGGGAACTCTTTAATTTGCTCATAGCAACCCATATAAGCTTCTACATAATCGTCTACAAGCTCAACGATTTCATCATAGTATTTGCCCAAAGCTTTATGCTGTGAGTAAGAATTTGTTGACCAATGGAAAAAGTGAGTATTAGTGCTGCTATGCAATAAAGTAGCGGCAAACATAGCGACATTCTCAGTTTCATTCATTTAGGACTCCTTTTCATAGAGTTTACCAAATTTTGAGCTTGTTCGATAGTTTCAACCCTATGTACTGGAGCTTGCCAACAAGTCATGAATAATTCTTGTTGTGGTGTAAACTTTTTCTTTGGGTCAGACTTTATTTCTACCAAAGCCATTGAACCTTGATAGCTAATTAAAAGGTCTGGACAACCCATACCTTGCCTAGAAAGGTCTAAAACTGTTGCGCCCATACCACGAATTGCTTGCATTATTTGCGAATGATTGGCATCTGTGCGTTTTGCGTAGTATGTCATATATTTTCTAGTAAGATATGCTAACTTATTGATTATAGGGGAAAAGCTTGAAGATATTATTGATAGATATTGAAACCTCGCCCAATACGGCTCATGTATGGGGACTATGGCAGCAAAATGTATCACTTAACCAACTTCTTGAATCATCCTACACAATGTGTTATTCAGCTAAGTTTTTGGGCGAAAAACAAATTTACTTTGATTCTGTACAAAAAAGTGACGCCAAATCAATGTTAGAAGGTGTTTACAGCCTTTTAGAACAAGCGGATGCAGTAGTGCATTACAACGGCACTAAGTTTGATATGCCAACGCTAAATAAAGAATTCTTGCTTCATAAGATGCCACCACCGCCACCAATTAAGCAAATTGACCTATTGCGTGTAGTTAAAAGCCAATTTAGATTTCCTAGTAACAAACTAGATTATGTAGCTCAAAGACTTGGATTGGGTAAAAAGAAAGACCATGAAGGGCATACTTTATGGATTAAATGTATGGCTGGTGATAAAAAAGCTTGGGCCACAATGGAAAGCTACAATATTCAAGATGTAGTTTTGCTTGAAAAGTTATACAAAAAGCTATTGCCTTGGGTTAAACAGCCAATCAATTTAAATTTAATGAAAAAAGACCGAAATGGTTTTGATTGCCCTACTTGCGGCAAACCTCATTTAACAAGCAAAGGCTTTAGATATACTACTACTGGAGCTTATCAAAGGTATCAATGTAAAGCTTGTGGAGCTTATTCTACAGATACTAGAAGCATTATTCCCCATGAAAAACTTAAACATTTAGCATGAAATTAACGCCAGCTATTCTTAAAAATTTGTACAGCGCAATTTACTGTATGAAGCCTTTTGATAGGTGGAATATGCCTTTGCCAGAACAAGTTAATTTTATTGTTGATAAAGACCCAAATACGATGGGTACTTATTTATATGATACAGGTGAAGAATATGAACATACCATTACGATTTCTTCTGCTCGATGTAGTCACTTAGATACTGTAATCCGTGTTTTATGCCACGAATGTATCCACATGAGCCGTCACAAAACAAACAAGTGGACTCACCACGATAAGGATTTTCGTAATAGAGCGCACCGAATTTCGTTTGAATTGGGTTTTGACCCTCTTGAGCTTTAGCTTCAGCTTCCAATCGGTCTTCCGTAGTAAATGTTGTCATTGCTCATATCCTTTTCCAAGTCTTTGATTGACTTTTTCCAAGAGCCACGCCTCGGATACTCCCCATTTTTTTTCAAAACCTTTGTGACCCAATCCGTGAATACCAGAGTTTCCCCTATGATGCTCTGGGCATAAAGGGATGACAGGGGATGCAGACCGTTTACCTCCATACCGTCTAATATGATGGAGTTCTGACGGAGTGCCTTCAAACCCAAGCTTGGTGGAACATAAAATACATCCGAGTTCGGCAATCTTGTTAAGAGCGTTCTTTTCATTTTTTGTAACCATCAGCCAATTCGTACCATAATCTGTACCATTCTTTAAATGAATTAAAACCTATACCAGCTTTAAAAGGTTTTCCTTTTGGCGTTAATTGCCAAAATGAATCTATAACTGTTCCATTATCTGTATTGCCATAGATAATAACCACCATAAACCTAGGATTAGCAGCAAGGGCTTGCAATAAACGCTTTTGTCCTTCGCTAACTTTTTCATTAGACCTTTTCCATTCTAATATTAAGAAGTGACCATTGCGTTCTGCTATGCCATCTACATTACTAGGTATAAAACTTGGGTTTGCCGTAATGAGACCTTTAAAATCACCATAGTCTGTATGCGTGGCAAACATATTACGCATTAACTTAGCCAAGATTTCCTAACCTGGTCATAAGTAGAAAATTCTAATTT